CATTAAAGCCGCGGCACAGAAGAAGATCAAGAACATTGACCCAGGGCCGATGATCGGCGCTGGTTATGACGGTATACCCCGGCTTAAATACCTAGCTGGAATAAAGTAAGGAATTAAAAATGAGTTATAACATTAAAGAAACTGTAGCAAAACTAAAACAGATTAGCGAAGGCCATCTAGGCACTATGGCGGACAGAGTTGAACTTGATCACGAAGTTCAATTAGCACGCGGACAACTTTACAAGATTGCAAAGTATGCTATTAAGCTACATGAAGCATTCAAAGATGTCAATGAAGTTCAAGGACTAGATGGTTGGGTAAGTGCTAAGATTACCGAAGCTGCTCTGGCCATGGATGATGTAGCTCACTTTATGGAATATGAGCTTTCACCTGCAAATGTTGCTAATGAGGGAATTGAACACAAGCGTTTACAAGAAGAAGAAGGCACTGCTGCTGATCTTTTACACGAATATAACGTGCTTAAAGAGGTAGAACAAGTTGACTTTAATCTAGCAAACCTTGCACCAGAGTTACGCCCAGTAATTAGAAAAGCAATGATTAAATTTCCGGATGCTGTCGATCCACTTTCAGCAGTAGTTAGAATGCTGCAGCAAGAAGTAGAAAGACAAAAAGGCACTAACAAAGAGATGGGTCGTCTAGATAATGTTAACGATGTACAGGATGTAGACATTGATTCTACTGACATATATCTAAGTAATTTAGTTGCTAGAGTTGGGGATTTAGAACAATCACACGAAGTTGACGAAGACTCTGAACACAATGATTCGGATGAAGAAATCGAGCCTGGATATACCAAATCCGAAAGAGATTCAATGACGGATTTAATTAAACGTTTAAACTTAGACGATAAAATGAATAAAGATCCTTTCGGAAGTGATTTTACTAGAGGAGATCCAGAGTCAGAGTTTAGTAAACGTGTTGCTGATCAAAACAGAAAGGCTATGGGCACTGATAATGAGACCACAACTGAAACTAAACATGATGATGTCGAGCTTAGCCGCCAGCTCGCGCAAGTACAGGATAAGCATGGCCTAGATTCAGATTGGAGAGAACCCCATACCGGCGAAAATGTATTAGCACCGGACATTGCCGCGGCGAGGAAGCAGGCAGCAATATCCGCGGCTCAGAAGATCACGGACGTTGACCCGGATTTCTCCATGATGGGAGGCACGGGCTTGGAAAACCTTCCTAAGTCTCCCAAGCTCCCAATTGGGTCAACCGGCACTATACCTGGCGGGCAAGGCGTCGGGCGGGGCGGCGGTAGGACGGGACCGTCCCGTCCTATATCTAATAGTAAATATAGCGATTGGGGTAAATAAAAATGGATAATTTTAGAGCATTAGTTCAAAAAATAAACGAAATTAATAACACAGAGAGAGAAGAAAGCGTTGATGTGTACAAACCTGTTGAAGAAATTACAGCAGGTACTGCAGAAACAAAAAAGCTTCTCACAATTATTAATGAGATTGAGAAAATTGGAAAAGGCAAGCCACGGCCTAGGGCAACTCCAATAACAGAAAAAAAGCAAAAAACTGAAGAGGACATGGTTGGTAACCTTCGAACAAGATTTAGTGATTTTTTAAAAGCAGAAGTTGCACAAGGCAGCGACTTAGCAACTATTAGTAGCACTGTAAGGGAAACTACTACTAAAGCTCAAGCAATTGACAAGGGTTTTAATGCTATTTTTCGTGTAATGGAAAGTTTGCTCGACCTAACTAGTGAAGGCAACGCTCTTAGTGGCGCAGTGCTTTCTGAAGGCGGTAACAGCCAATACATTGCTGACGCAAATGAAAAGCTTAATCTAGCAATGGAAGCATTACAAACAGCACATATGTATAGTGCGCCTCGCGAAGAGAACTAAAATGTTAGTACAAGAAATTCGCAAGTCTATTAATAAACTTGAAGAAGTAACAATGGAATATGTTAAGAATCGTGATTTCGACCACATAATGGACTATAAAGGTTATACTCTTGGTGCTTTAACACATGATGAACCTGACGTTCGTAAAACAGGGTATGATATATTTAAAAAAATGCGTGATGGGGGGTTCGAATTCAAAGGTAAATTTCATTCACAAGAGTTTTATCGTAGAATAGAAAGTCTGAATGTAAGCCCTTACGCAAATACTAACGAAGCTGAAGATATTTTTAAAAAAGCTATAGATGACATGCAATCGAGAGGCTAAATTATTAAAATTATTATAGATTAAACTCAATAAATAGTATAGCACAGTTAAGATATATAGGAGTTTAACATGCCTAAGCATACTTTATTAAAATGGTGGGTTCAATTTACCGCAATTATATTTGCCTCAATTATTGCCTGGGAATTGGGGTGGTGGCATGCATTATATGACGCTGATTTAACTAAGCTTAGTTTAGTTATTCTAACTTTATTTCTATTTACAACTTTAACAACAGGATATATGAGTTCAAAACCTAGTGACCTTAACACAAGGCACTTAGGAAACTATGTGTGGTTTGGCAGTGAAGCTATGATTACATTAGGTATGATTGGTACAGTTGCGGGATTTCTATTAATGCTTGGCACCGCATTTGCTGATCTTGACGTTCAAAATATTGCCAATGTTCAATCAGCTATAGCTCATATGGCTGTTGGTATGAGTACTGCACTAAGTACCACACTTATGGGATTAATTTGCAGTGTACTCACTAAAGCACAAATGGTTATATTAGAAAATAGCTGGGAACACTATGATTAGCAGACAAAGATACAAGACTAGCTTTGGATTTATTGATTTATTAATGAACCTACTAGTGGGTTTTGCATTTATGTTTATATTAGCGTTTATGTTAATTAACCCTGTAGCAAAAAAACACGAGTTTGATCCAAAAGCAGAATACTTAATTATAATGACATGGAATCCTAAAAGCAATAGTGATATTGATATTTGGATTAAGGATAATTTAGGGCATACTATAAGTTTTAGGCGAAAAGACCTGGCAATGATTAATCTTGATAGAGACGACCTTGGACTAGTAAATGATAGTTATAAAAACGCTCAAGGGGAACTAATAGAACGGAATTATAATAGAGAAGTAATAAGTATACGCACAAAAGAGCCTAGACGTTACCTTGTAACTGTACATTATTATAGTTCTCGCGGCAAAGAAAACGATAAGGCTATAGAAGAAATAAAAATTGAATTACTACAACTTAATCCATGGAATCTTCTACAAACAAAAATTGTTGTTCTAGAAGCACAAGGACAAGAGATACATATATTTGAATTTAACGTTGATGATAACGAAAATGTTACTGTAGAAGTAACAGACCGTATGATAATTAATGCGCCTGCAAATATGAAAAACCAGATTGTTCCGGACGTTCCGGATGGCGATGGGCCGGGCGGAATGAGCAGAGGGCCATGATGTTTGAATTTTTAAATTTTAATTACAGCACAACTCAACTAATGATGATTTGGATTTTTGCTGGTTTTGTATGTTTTATTCCACTTTTTTGGAGAAAAACTTGGCACAAATACTTAATAGTTTTTATAGTGTTTGCAGCAATATATATTAGTTTTAATACTAATAAAGATTTTATTGGCAAACCATACTATGGCGAACCAGAAGGAAAATGGGTATATCTAACACACAGAATCGATACTCTTATCAAACAAAAATACATTACTCTTTGGGTTTTAATAAAAGGCGACGATAAGCTGTACAGATTTGAATATACTAAAGAAAGAAATAGAAAATTACGAGAGGCAAGAGAAAAAACTAAAAGAGGTATGCGTCAAATGGGTGAATTCCGCAAAAAAGAGCGGGAAGGTAACAAAAATAGATTTGAATCTGGGGTAGAACTCGACTTGAAAATGTATGACTTTCCTTATCAAGAAGCGATGCCTAAATAACACCAACAATTCTTAAAAATTTAAATTGATTTAATACTAATTAACATGTATAATAATAGCATATTATAGGAGATTTCAATGAGCGCAGGCGATAGAATTTTCAATCCAGAAGAGAAAACCAAACTAACAACCCTCATTAATGAAGGCCTTACTGTAATGCAGGAAGTTGACGATTTAAACGAAGGTCTTAATGACACAGTAAAAGCAATTGCTGAAGAAATGCAAATTAAATCTTCAGTTCTTAAGAAAGCTGTACGTACAGCGTACAAAGCAGATTTTGCTCGTCATAGCGAAGACTTAGCAGAACTTGAGAATATTCTTGCTACTGTTGGAAAATTACATTAAAAAACATACATGTCTTACGTAGACGCCCACATTGACAGAGACAACAACAAGATTTATGTAGTTGAGCGTGTAAATGGCAAGAGAGAGTATAAAGACTTTCCGGTCAATTATGTGTTTTATTATAATGATCCGCGCGGTAAATTTCAAACAATTTATGGTAATCCTGTAAGTCGATTTACTACACATAGTAGTAAAGAGTTTAAAAAGGAACTAAAATTTCATAGCAAAAAAGGGTTATGGGAAAGTGATCTTAACCCAGTTTTTCGTTGTCTTGCTAATAATTATCTTGGTGTTGACGCCCCAAACTTACAAGTATGCTTCTTTGACATTGAAGTAGATTTTGATCCGGAACGTGGGTACTCAACACCAGAAGATCCCTTTAATTCTATCACAGCAATATCACTTTATTTAGACTGGCTGGATCAACTTATTACGCTTGCAATTCCCCCCAAAAGTCTTAGCACAGAAAGTGCAAAGGATATTATTAACCCATTTGATAACACATTTTTGTTTGATAATGAAGCAGATCTTTTAAAAACATTCTTAGAACTAATTGAAGATACTGATATTTTAAGTGGCTGGAATTCAGAAGGCTACGACATCCCATACACAATACAACGTGTTACGCGGGTGTTAAGCAAGGACGACACACGCAAATTCTGCTTATGGGGCCAATACCCCAGAAAAAGAACATTTGAACGTTTTGGTGCAGAAATTATGACGTTTGACCTAATAGGTAGGCAACATCTAGACTATATGCAGTTGTATCGCAAATTTACATACCACGAAATGCATAGTTACAGTTTAGATGCAATTTGTGAATATGAACTTAACGAACGCAAGCTTGCATACGAAGGCACACTAGATCAACTATATAATAAAGATTTTCACACATTTATAGACTACAACAGACAAGATTGTATGCTGTTACACAAGCTAGATAAGAAATTAAAACTTATTGATTTAGCTAATGAACTAGCACATACCAACACAGTTTTGCTACAAGCTACAACGGGCACTGTTGCTATTGTGGAGCAAGCAATAATTAACGAAGCTCACAAACAAGGGTTAATTGTTCCTAAACGTCGCAATAGAGACGGCGAACCAACTACAGCGGCAGGCGCTTATGTTGCTTACCCGAAAAAGGGCATGCATGAATGGGTTGGGTCAATTGATATAAACAGCCTGTATCCCGGTGTTATTCGTGCATTAAACATGGCACCAGAAACAGTAGTTGGGCAATTGCGTCCCACATTAACAGATCATGCTATTAAGACTAAGATAGGTGAGAAAAAAAGTTTTGCCGAAGCATGGGAGGGCGAATTTGGTAGCAAAGAATATCAAGCTGTTATGGCAGGAGAAAAAGGCACATAGTGACACACTAAGTGCTTATGATGTTTGGAGACTTGTTTTTGATAGTAATAATCCATGGGTACTTAGTGCTAACGGCACAATTTTTACCCATAAAAAGAAAGGTATTATACCTGGACTATTAGAACAATGGTACGAAAAACGCAAGGTTATGCAGAAAAAAATGCGTGATGCAACGACAGCTGAAGAAAAGGCATTTTGGGATAAGCGGCAATTAGTCATGAAGATTAATTTGAACAGTTTATATGGCGCTATTCTTAATCCGGGCTGCCGATTTTTTGACCACAGAATAGGGCAGTCCACTACGCTAACAGGTCGTTGTATAGCTAAACATATGAGCGCAAAAGTTAATGATTTACTAACAGGAAAATACGATCACACAGGCGACGTTATTATATATGGAGATACTGATTCTGTTCACTATAGTGTTTGGCCTATAATAAAAGACGAAGTAGAGCAAGGTAGAACTAAGTGGGGTAAAGAAACATGTATACAATTGTATGATACTATAGTTGATGCTTTAAACGAAACATTTCCTTTATTCATGGAAACAGCATTTCATTGTCCAAGAGATAACGGCGAGATTATTAAGGCAAGTCTAGAGATAGTTGCTACTCGAGGGTTATATATTACCAAAAAACGTTATGCTATGTTAATGTATAACCAGGATGGCTATAGACAAGATAAAGATGGCGGCGTCGGTAAAGTTAAAGCAATGGGGCTTGATCTAAAACGCAGCGACACTCCAAAAGTTATGCAAGATTTTTTAAGTAATATATTGCTTGATGTTCTAACAGGTAAACAGGCATCTGACCTGGTAGAAAAAATTAAACAATTTAAACACGAATTTCATAAGCGGGCGGGCTGGGAAAAGGGATCACCAAAGCGTGTTAATAATCTTACAATGTATACAGCAAAAGAGAAGCGCGAAGGAAGAGCAAATATGCCAGGGCATGTTCGTGCTGCTATGAACTGGAATTATCTTAGAAAGTTAAACAGCGACAACTACAGCATGCAAATTGTTGATGGAATGAAAACAATTGTGTGTAAACTAAAGCCCAATCCCTTAGGGTATACAAGCGTAAGTTACCCAACGGACGGAACAACGCTTCCAGCGTGGTTTAAAGAATTGCCATTTAATGATTTGGATATGGAAACAGCAATTGTTGACCAAAAGATTGATAATTTACTAGGAGTATTGGGTTGGAATTTAAGGGAGCAAACACAAACAGTAAACACATTTGATAACTTATTTTCTTTTGAATAATATGCTCATATAAATATCTATAGGAGCTAATTTAATGGAAGATAGCCTGTTTGAAAAGTACAGTTTTCTTGATCACTTTCATAGAGAAGCAGAAACTATCTGTATTAATATAGACGATAATATTGCCCATAATAAGCAAGTTATAGAAAACCAAATTCAACGTTGGAAAAACAAAACAGTACACAATCAACTATTAGATAGTCTTACGAATCTTAATATAGCTAAACAAGAATTCGAAACAGCAAAAAAGAATTTAATAAACACTATACACCAAGAGCTACGAAAGAGAGAGATTCAAATATTACAGCATAATTATGAGACATACGAAAGTAAATCTGGTCTATTATGGACTGTTGAAGAAGCAATAAATTTAAATAATTTTATTAGTAAAATATTTAATGAAAAAGTTAAATCATTTATTCAATACTATAATGCGTGGGAGTATCCTTCCTTAGACATTAATCCATCTGATGGAAGATATACACATGCCATGGTTGCTAGTGATCCTTTGTATGTGTATTGTGAAAAAGAGAGTATAGTAAATCTTGTACGCAATAAGTTTAATAAATTTTACGCTAAAAGAAGATTACGCATATATAATCACTTAGATAAGTTCCCACAGAATCAAATAGGACTTACTGTGTGCATTAACCTTTTTGAATACTTACCATTAGATCCTATTAAAGATATAACAAAAAAAATATTCAACATTCTTAGACCGGGAGGAAGATTTCTACTTAGCTATAACAACTGTGAAGAGCGTCGTAGTTTAGAATTGCTATCTAATAATTTTCGTTGTTATGGTACAAAAGAACTTATGAGTAACATGCTTTATAGTCAAGGATATAATATAACTGATAATGGGTCTACCGACGACGGGGTATGGAGTTGGATAATAGTGCAAAAACCCGGCAATTTAAAAACCCAAAAACTTTCTTACCCGGATGTAAAAATTATTCTAAAAAAACCTAAACTAGAAGATGTACCAGCAGATATTATGGCTTGGGTTAACAGTCACAGAGTTAAAGTCTCGTCAGAGGAATGGATAAGAAACTTACAACAGGATTGGAATAATTGTCCGGGAAAAATAGACGCATGGGAAAAATATTCTGGTACAATTATTTGGCTAATTCAGGCTAAAGGAATTTGACTTATTTCCTGAATACATGTATACTATATAAACAGCTTTTAACTTAAGGAATAATTAATGAAAGACTACTTACTTGATATTGTTCAGCATACGCATAAACTTGGATTTATTAATCTAGTAAAAATTAGCGGAACAGATAGTGAAACTAAACTAGATGGATTAGCCGAAGACCGTAGCGTTATTTTACAAGCACAATTTCATAATCCTGTACCAGAGTTTTTAGGTACATTTGGAATGCCCAACCTTGAAACTCTTAGTGTTATTCTTAGTATTCCAGAATATGAAGAGAATGCAAAAATGAGCATTAACACAAAAGAACATAACGGAACAAGTGTTCCGGTGGGTATTCACTTTGAAAATGCCACAGGTGATTTTCGAAATGATTATCGCTTTATGAGCAGTGAAATTGTTAATGATAAGCTTAAGAGTGTCACAATGAAAAGCGTTAACTGGGGTATTGATTTTAACCCCACAATAGCTAGTGTACAACGACTTAAGATGATGATTAACGCCAATAGCGAAGAAACAACATTTGTTGCTAAAACAGAAGGCAAAGATTTAAAATTTTATTTTGGGGATGTAAGTACACATGCTGGAGATTTTGTATTTCAACACGATGTCGGTGGCAAACTTGACCGTGGATGGGCTTGGCCGATTGAACAAGTTAGTAAAATTTTAAGCTTGTAGGTATCTACTTCCTGCACAACAAAAATAATGGTGAAAAACCAGTACGAGTTCTTTCCTGGGGTATACTTTTATCGTGATACTCTCTATGCTGTAAAAATTGATCCAACACTGAAATATGCTTGGATTAACATTCCTAAAAATGCCAGTAGTTTTATACAAAAAGTATTAGACGATAATTATTGGATTACACCAGAGAACGACATGGTAGATAATATTCTCGCAACGGATAGCATTAAAAAGATGTGTGTGTTGCGAGACCCTGTTGATCGTTGGATCAGTGGATTTGCTCAATGTTTTATAGATGTTCAAAACATACCCGAACTGCTAAACTTGGACAGTTTTTGGAGTACCCTTTTAAAAAATCCTGTATACGACGACCACACAGAATATCAACACAGATTCGTGAGTGTTGCTACTAACGTAAAATATATCTACATGAACAGTGATCTCGGTACTGACCCTAATAGGTTCTACAGAGATCTTACGGGGTGGATAAGAATGACAGGCGGCGAAAGTAATTTTCAACATTGGAAGGAACGTACTAATCCCAGTACAAATGATGCAAACAAACTCTCTATTAACAATAAAATAAGAGAGATACTTAAACAACACCCACAACGAAAAAAAGATATTGCAGCCCTACATCAACAAGATTATCAACTATTAGACAGATTAAAAAGATATAAATCACCTTCATATGACTGAACTATTAACCAATCTAACAGCACAACAAAAAGACTATGCAATATTTTTACCTGCAATAAGCAGTTTTTATGTTATGCATGTAAGTAAGCAACGATTCGATAATTTTATTGATCCTGCTCGTATTCCTAGTCATTTTGTTAATGGCCTTGAAAGTGGTTAGCACCAGAAGGGCTATACAATTATAAATTTAGCTTATATAGTGCTGGGCATGCTAACATAGACATGAGTAAAGAGGTTCCAAGCGAAGACATGATCCGCAACCGCAACCGCAATACAAGTTTCGTTATGGGTGACAGCGGTGGCTTTCAAATTGCTAAGGGTATATGGAAAGCTGATTGGAAAGACCCTAATTGTCCTAAAGCTAGTGCTAAACGTAAAGAGGTATTAACTTGGTTAGATGCAAACTTTGATTACGGTATAATACTTGATATACCTGCATGGGTTAGGCACAATAAAAAAATACACAAGGACATAGGCGTTAGCACATACGAAGAAGCAGTAATAGCTACAGAAATTAACAATGAGTATTTTATTCGTAATCGTAACGGCGATTGCAAGTATTTAAATGTTATGCACGGTGAAACACACAGTGACGCGGATGATTGGTATAAGCGTATGAAAAAATATTGCGATCCTAAACAATACTCAACACACTTTGATGGCTGGGCCATGGGCGGGCAAAATATGTGTGATATACATATTATTCTGAAACGTTTAGTTACTATGATGCGTGATGGATTACTCGAAAAAGGTGTGCAAGATTGGATGCATTTCTTAGGTACAAGCAAGATAGAGTGGGCAGTATTACTCACTGATATACAACGAGCAGTGCGAAAACACTATAACGAAAACTTTACTATTAGCTACGATGCTGCTAGTCCTTTTCTTAGTACAATAAATGCTAACGTGTATTACGAGCTAGATATGCAAAATCGTAAAAAATGGCTATATAGGAGTGGTACCGGTATTGATGATACATCACTTTGCAATGATACTACACCATACGGACAGGCTTTTATCAAACATTGGAATGAAAAGAAATTTAAAGGAGTAAGAGTGCTAGATAAGTTTCTAGAAAGTCCTATAACTCAAGGACTTACTGTTAAAGATATTTGTGTAGATTCTAAAGGCCGCCGTAATAAGGTGGAAAAACTGGCTCATGAGGAACAGCTCGAAGAATATTTCTCCGAATCTAGGGTTATTGATAAAAGGTCTTGGGATACTTTTAGTTACTTTTTACTCATGGCGCATAACGTATGGGCACATATTCATGCCACACAAGAAGCAAATCGCTTATATGATGAAGGAATAACTCCTGGTATGCTTATCTATGAAAAGCACGAGCGTATAGCATTTAAAGATATAATTAACGAAATTATTAGTTGTGCAGACTCAGACAAAGCATTTAAATTAATAGACGAACACAGTCGTTTTTGGACTAGCATAATCGGTTCGAGGGGCATGACAGGAAAACGGGCTGTGAATAGTTTAACACAATTTGACAATCTATTTAAGGAGATTTAACAAAAATGGATTTAGATTATTTAGATTATAACATTAATCGACTAAGCAACGAACACTTAAAACTTAACTGTACTACAAAGAAACTACAAAACGAACTTAAACAATTTCCAACTAATACATATATTCAAATTAATCTTACAAAATTTAAAAAACGAAAACTTTTTGTTAAAGATCAATTAAATATGTTTATAAAGCGAAAACAATACAAACTTTTATAACTGAAATAGAGTAATAACATGAAAAAAGATCTCCAGGAGAAAAATATGCATGAAGAATATTTTTCGTTGTCCGATGAATAAACTCCTTAAAAAAATGCACGAAGAAGCTCTTAAGGATAAATTACGTAAAGCAACTCGCATGGTTTGGGTAACATTTAAGCACAATATTTTTAAATTTCGAATTTCGATTGAACTTTTGGGTGTAGATGAGCATACACAATTTAGAGATAACATAACGCAATGGTTGCGGAAGTTCGCTCATAACAAAGAGCTTGATTTTAACGATAAAACTTATGAAGCAATTTCAGACGAATTATATGTAAAAATTAACGAAAAGTATCCAGAACGCACTGTCTGGATTGATGTCTCCGAGTACGGAGAAAACGGTGCATTAGCTTACTACGATAAGAGTGTGTAATGAAACACGAAGTACAAAAAATATTTAATGATCTAGATGACTACAAGCGTTTTTGTATAGTATTTGGGCATACTTACGACGAGGCTTGTCTATACGACAACAAAAATGTTGTATATGCAGAATATACCGCATTCAAGCACAGGAAGCGTATTGCAAACAATTGGATACGTGATGCTAAAATTTTCAAAAGAAATATTTTTGTTGAAAGTAAACATGTTTGAGCATAAAGTAGATGTAAGCAGTAAAACCCTTACAAATAGGGCTAATCATTCGCACCGCCGTCGCGACGACTTCAACAGTCTCTACAATCTAAATTTAGAATTCAAAAATCCTAAACATATTTGTTTGTTAAAACTAATAGAATCGGGTAAAAAGTAAAATGAATATAGGATTCGTGGGATTAGGAAAACTTGGTATGCCGTGTGCTGAGGCAATGGCTACGGTGTATAAGGTTACTGGATATGACGTATTAAGTAAAACAAGCGATAAAATTAATATTGTACCAAGCATCGAAGAAGCAGTTCGCGGCCAGGACATTATTTTTATAGCAGTACCAACGCCCCACGATCCGAGATATGATGGTAGTAAACCAACCTGTCATTTACCACCTAAAGATTTTGATTATACGCAGGTAAAGCAAGTACTAGAGGAAATTAATTCCTACGCCACTGGCCAGTTGATTGCATTAATTAGCACTGTTCTTCCAGGCACTACTAGAAGAGAATTTGCACCATTAATTACTAACGCTGAACTTGTATACAATCCTTATCTTATAGCTATGGGCACAGTAGCTTGGGATATGATAAATCCTGAAATGATAATTATTGGCACAGAATTCGGAACTACTAATAAAGCACAACTCTTAGTAGACTTTTATCGTCCTCTTATGGAGAACGACCCACGTTATGAAATTGGAACTTGGGAAGAAGCAGAAGCTATTAAAATTTTCTACAATACATTTATTAGTGCTAAGCTTAGTTTAGTAAACATGATGCAAGATGTGGCAATGAAGCTGGGTCATATAAATGTTGACGTTGTTACAAATGCCTTAGCCTTAAGCACACAACGTATTATGAGCACACGATATATGGTTGCTGGTATGGGGGATGGTGGACCGTGTCATCCCAGGGACAATATTGCACTTCGCTATATGACCAAAGAACTTAATCTAAATTATGACCTGTTTGATTCTATCATGTACAGTAGAGAACAACAGGCACGCAATCTGGCTAAGTTTTTAGTAGACTTAAGCGTTGACCATGGGTTGCCTATTCTCATTCATGGTTATACTTACAAACCTGATGTACCATACACTGATGGTAGTTATAGTGCGCTAGTTGGGTATTATTGTGAACAACTAAATTATCATCCAATCTATGTTGATCCAAATACTCACCCTATAACATGGGCCTCGGGTGCTATTGTGCTGCTCGCTCACAATACAAAAGAATTTTACTGTGAATTATCTAAAGATTGTATTATTGTTGATCCATGGCGAGCATTTCCAAAAGACGGGGTGTATAAAGTTATACATTATGGAGACACCAAATGGATATAAATTGGAGATCCGGAGGCATTACACCTTTTTGGGATAATGAGTATAAAAATCTAAATTATACGCATAACCTTTTTAATAACAACAACGATCTAGTTAAGTGGCGTAAACAAGGTTATAATCACGCACATGAATACTTTACGGGCTTTATGTGTAATATGCGACAGAAGCAACCAACGTGGAACAAAAAATTTATAGAATGGTTTTCAGAAGAATTTAAACTTAAAGACGTATGCTCAAGTTATTATAAAATGGGAACAGGTGTAATACTACCTACACATAAAGATACTTACATACTATATAAAAAATTATTTAACTGTTCATTAGATGATATAGAACGGGTAATAATATTTTTAGAAGATTGGCAAAGTGGGCATTACTTTGAAATAGAAAAAACTCTCATAATTGAGTGGATTAAAGGGGACTATGTTTGGTGGAAAAGTGATGCAAAACATATGGCGGCAAATATCGGTGTAACAAAACGCTATACTTTACAGTTAACAGGACATCATTAAATATAGCATGATAGATGTAAAAGGTATTTCTTATATAGAATTTGCTGCTCCATATGATAATTTTTATAAAAAATTATTTCAAACTCTTGGTTTCGAAAAAATAGCCTTAGCTGCTCGCCCGTGTATAGAGTATGCCGATCTCATTCTACATAATTATAGTGGTGAAATATACAAACAAAACGATATAACATTTATTGTTTATGCAAAAGAATTTTCATTTTCTAGAGAATTTTATGAAAAGCACGGTCCTTCTGTTTCGTCTTTTAGTTTTGCTGTAGATAATCCGGTTACAGCACTTAAAGAAGCAATAAAATTGGGATGCAAAAATGTTTCACCTAGGTCATATTTACACGCTATAGAAGGCGTAGGAGAAAGTAAAATATTCTTAACAAAAAGCACTCCGCAAGCAAGTAATAAGGGCGTTGGATTAAAATATATAGATCATTTGACTAATAATGTTTACCCTGGTAATATGGGTAAGTGGTCTAAATTTTATGAGACTGTGTTTGGGTTTCGTTTGTTAAAGTATTTTGATATAGACGGTCAACAAACAGGGCTTGTTAGCAGAGCCATGGGCAACGATATTATTGCTATTCCAATTAATGAAGACAAAAGCGATAAAGGACAAATAGCAGAATATTTGCGTGAATATAATGGTGAAGGGGTTCAACACATTGCTTTGTTAACCGACGATATCTATGATTCTGTTGAGAAACTTCGTAAAAATGGTATTGAATTTTTAGACATTCCGGATACTTATTATGAAATGATCGATGAACGAATTCCAAACCATGGCGAGGATCTTGAACGCATGAAAAAGAATAAGATCTTAATAGACGGCGAGGAAGGTTCTATACTACTTCAAATTTTTACAAAGACAGTAATAGGACCAGTATTCTTTGAAATTATTCAGCGTAAAAACAATAAATTATTTGGTGATGGTAATTTTGCGGCATTATTCCGTGCCATTGAAGAAGATCAAGTGCAGAGAGGTGTTTTATAATATGCCTGTAAGCACAGAACCTTTTAGGAATGCACCACAGTTTTTAGATGGTTCCTCGTATGTAAATCACGTGGAACTTCTTCGTAAATCTCGTGGCGTTGAAATGCCTGAAAAGTTTTGGACAGATCCTTTAATGTATCAAGGCTGTTCACAATTTTTAGGACCAGACGATGATATTAAGGTTACGCCATGGGATAAAAATTATGGTATTGATATCGAAGCCGAGGTTGCTGTAATTGTTAGTGATGTCCCATTGGGAACAACTCCAAAGGAAGCACCAGAGTACATTCAATATGTAACAATTATAAATGATGTTAGTCTTAGAAATTTAATACCAGATGAACTTGCTAAAGGATTCGGTTTTGTTCATGGAAAACCACAAAGTTCGATGGCTCCATTAGCGCAAACTCCAGAAGAACTAGGAGAAATTTGGTACGACAACAAATTAGATGCCGAAATGCATTGTTACATTAATGATAATCCGGCTCCTATAAACATGCAAAAAACAAGGGCTCCCCTACTGATAGGAACACCCGATTGTAACGTGGACATGGTTTTTGATTTTGCTCAGCTTATTAGCCATGCTGCTAAAACAAGAAATCTTATAAGTGGCACAGTAATTGGATCAGGAACAGTATCAAATAAAGGAGCTCCAAAAGGAGTTTCCTGCATAGCAGAACTAAGAATGTTAGAAACACTCAGACTTAAGGCAGCAACAACTCCTTATCTTAAATCTTACGAGACAATTCGCATTGAAGCGATTCATAAAGATAAAAATTTGTTTGGAAGTATTAAACAACAGGTAATACCATGGGTTCCAACGTATCGTTATTAAACTTACAAAGATTACACCACTTTGCTTGGAAGTGTTGCGATATTGAAGAAACAAAAGCATTTTACACAGGAATTTTAGGCCTTCCATTAACTCATGTTATTGAAAGTGATTATGTTCCAAGCACTGGTGAATATGCTCCTTACACACATATATTTTTTACAATGCTAGATGGGTCTAGCATTGCATTCTTTGACCTCGGCGATGGTAAAGCAGCGAAAACTACAGAGGACCCATGGGTTATTCATTTTGCCTTTAAAGTAGAAAATGAAGAAGAATTATTGTTTGCAATGGCAAAGCTAGAGGAGAATAATATCGAAGTTCTCGGTCCTATTGACCATGGATTTATCCGGTCAATTTACTTTTTTGATCCTAATAATTTACGCTTAGAAATAACCTATGATGTAAATTAATATTGACTTTTAACTCAAACTAAATTATAATTAATTAACACTTTCGTAATGGAGAGATGCATGAAAGCGTCAGATAGAATTAAAAAGCGAATTACCGACTACAACTACAACCTATCAAAGGTTGCGGGCGCACTTGATATAAAGGGTGTTAGTTTTCGTTGCAACGATAACATATCACAATTTATTAGAGAAGGCGAATTACAAGAATTACAAGATGAAGTAGAGAAAAACTTTCAGGCTGTCTTAGAAAGTTTAGTTATCGATACTGAGAACGATCACAATACTCGAGAAACTGCTCGCAGGGTTGCAAAAATGTTTATAAACGAGATTTTTAGCGGAAGATATAACCCGATGCCCAATGTAACTGCATTTCCTAATATGGGTTATAAATCGTTATACACTAGTGGCCCTATTAGTGTACGTAGTACTTGTGCTCACCATTTTCAAAATATTGTAGGCAGTTGTTGGGTTGGAATTGTTCCAAGTAACGAAGTTATAGGCTTAAGTAAATTTAATCGTATTGTACATCATGTTGCAAGCCGACCGCAGATTCAAGAAGAAATGACTACGAAAATTTCAGAGTTGTTGCAAGAATATGCAAAAACAGAGCATGTTGCAGTTGTAGTTAAAGCGGAACATATGTGTATTACGCAAAGAGGTGTTAAAGAACACGAAAGTGATATGACTACTGCAATTATGTTAGGTGCATTTAGTCAAAACCCAACACTTAGAAAAGAGTTTTATGATATTTGTTTCAGTATGAAAAGAAATTAACAAGTAAAGTTTTTGCAACATATATCGCGCAAAATGCTTTCTCTTCTATAGGAGTAAAAAATATAGTTAACAAGAAAAAAATTGTTGAAACACCCCCGGTATGGTTCGAAAGTCCATATGGTGTAATAACAATTAATAGTAAAAACATAGGGGATACTAATACCACCAATACTATAACCATAACTAATAATTCTTCTACAGAAACTGGTGTATGGAGTAACTGGGGAGAAAATTGTATGTGGGGCGATGTTAATACCCCTGTTAATAATGCTAAAGTAGAATTTAATTTACATGAACAATATTCAAAACTTAAGAAAAAATGGAAAGAATATCAGGACCTGGAGATGCATTATAAAGCATGGGAGTTACTAAAAAAATAATATTACTATAACAACATGAACAAAATTCTTACACTACTAAACAAATTAGGCCGAAAGCGAGTTATACTAGATCGTGTAGGGAACAAGCCTTACCTAGAAAGATATTACTTGTTTTTAAAAAATCGCAAAAAATTTCCGTTCAATATATTTTTACATAAGTTTTTGCAAAGTGATCCCGATGAATTACATGACCATCCATGGCCTTATTTTTCGCTAATTCTTAAAGGTGGTTACTGGGAAATAAATCCAAAAGGTCGTTTTTGGCGTAGCCCAGGGCATTTTAGAGTGTATAACCCAAACAGTTTACACAGAATTGAATTAAAACCAAATATTCCTGCATGGACATTGTTTATTCCTGGCCCTAAGCGCCGAGAGTGGGGATTTATTGTTAATGAAAAATGGATGCACCATTTAAAATATTTTAAGTGGCGTATGAAGGAAGCAACGAAATGACCAAAAGATATCTACCTAAAAACTCGATCGAGACAGGAGTAATAAATATTGTTCGACAAATGTACAAAGATAAGTGGCATCCTGACTACATTGTAGGCATCGTTCGCGGCGGACTTATTCCAACAGTAATGATAAGTCACTTTCTTGATGTAACTATGTATACACTAGATGTTCGTTTAAGAGACAGTGCTAAAGGCAACGAGTCAAATTGTTGGATGGCGGAAGATGCTTTTGGAGTTTTTCAACAAGGACACAGCTACGAAGGAAAAAATATACTCATATTAGATGACATAAACGATACTGGAGCTACACTTAACTGGATTAAGAAAGATTGGCAGTCTGGGTGTTTTCCGAACGATAAACGCTGGAACGAAGTATGGCACAACAACGTGCGTTTTGCTGTTATTGTTAACAATATTTCTAGCGAATTTGAAGTGGATTATTATAATATTGAAATAAACAAAATGGAAGACCCGGCATGGATTGTATTTCCGCATGAAGAATGGTGGTAATGTTTAACGAGTATAAAGATTGGATTTCTGAAAGCGAGCACAATGAGCTACGATATGAAGTAGTTTATGCTTCAAAGTGGAAATTTGGTCAGGTTAGCGATAGTAATATTGAACCACATTATCCTATGTGGTTTCAAAGTTTTTATGAGTTACATAATTTTAATTATAAACAAGATTGCCCTCCTATTGTAAAAAATCTAAGCGAGCGTTTTATGAACCTTGCACCGGATAATTTTATTATGGTGCGTTGCATGGCCAGTAGTAACACATTTGGGCTTGACGGTGATATTCACACAGATTGGCCTAATCTTAACGAAAGTATTACTGGTATACTGTATACAGACAAAGAATGGGAACAAAATTGGGGCGGTGAAACTATATTGTATGATACTCAAACAGTAGCAAGTCAATATGAACCTAGAAAGCTAATTGTTTTTGATAGTAGTATTCCACATATTGGAAAGGGGCCGCAGCGTCGGTGTAAAGAAATGCGAAGTATTATGGCTTTTCAAGCAATTCATGTTGATGCTGCAAAGAAAAAATGGCCTAATTTAACTTCGCAAGGAAAAAAACAAGCAGCAAAATTAATTACAGAATGCAAACTTAAAGATTGACTTATGTCAATAAGTATAGTATATTATTACTATTATGAGGACTTAGTGTTCGACCCTCTAGAAATACTCCGCACACATGACAACACAATTGACAAGGAGTATAAATTATGTCAAAATATATTTCAACAAAAACATATGATCACATCGGACCTGTTGCATACAGGCAGTGGAAAGCAGAGTCACACTGTAATTTAATTCATGGGTATGCACTGTCATTTCACTTTGAATTTGAATGCGATACATTGGATGCAAGAAACTGGTGTATGGACTACGGTGGATTACGCCCACTAAAAGATAAGCTGGAAGAATGGTTTGATCATACATTACTTGTTTCAGAAGACGACCCAAACTTTGATGATTTTATGGCTCTGCAAGATAAAGGACTAGCTAAAGTTACAGTTGTTGCTCGCACAGGATGTGAAGGGGTAGCTAACTGGTTATATGAGTATATTAACACAATTTTTATGCCTAGTTACGGCAAGGATATAGCTAATCGTGTTTGGTGTTGTACAGTGCAGGTTCGTGAAACACCTAGCAATATGGCGCTAAGACAAGGGCATCGAGAAGATAAAGAATTTAGAACTTATGAGTAACATGCTTTATAGTCAAGGATATAGAGACTTCATGAAAGTTAGATATACTGAAGCTTTTTACAGCATACAGGGAGAAGGAAGATTTACTGGGGTACCATCAGTATTTCTACGCATGTATGGCTGTAACTTTACATGTAGCCGCTTTGGAATTCCAAAAGATAGTAACGAAACAGCGGAAGATGCTATTAACGAAATTGTTAAAAAAGTAGAAAATAATCCACACAAGTACAAAACTATCGATGATTTGCCGTTAGTTAAAGTTGGTTGCGATAGCTATGCAGCGTGGCATCCGAAATTTAAGCGTTTTCAAACTGATGCTGATATAGACAAACTAGCAACAAATCTTCTTGCGCTTACACCAACAGGGTGTTGGACATTAAATAATGGACAAGATATACATCTTGTTATTACTGGGGGTGAGCCGTTGTTAGGATGGCAGCGTGCTTATATAGAACTATTTAACAACCCGCGGATGAAGGACCTTAAAAATGTTACTTTTGAAACAAATACAACACAACTGCTTGCGATTAATTTCAAACGTTTCCTTGAATTACGGAAACAATTACACATTACATTCTCTTGTTCCCCAAAATTATCAATTAGTGGACATTCTTGGGATGATGCTATCATCCCTGAAGTTGCTCTTGATTACTTTACTGTTACTAATAGTCAGCTTTATTTTAAGTTTGTGGTTTGTAATGCTATGGACATGGTCGAAGTTGATAGAGCCGTTGAAGAGTATAGACGCGCAGGAATTAATGCGCCCGTTTATGTTATGGCTGTGGGAGGTACGTCACACAGTTATTTTAAAAATGCCAAGCAAGTTGCAAAACTTGCTATGGAAAAAGGATATAGATACAGCCCCCGACTTCACGTGGACATATTTGGAAATGCCTGGGGAACTTAATCTTGTACAAGAAAAACTTGATTTTGATCAAAAAGCAAGAAATGCAGGAATATGAAAACTGTTTGGATTAGACAGAGATTAACAGGTAATTAAAATGGATATAGATTATAGTAAAAGAACACAACTTTACGAAGGCAAAGCAAAAATAGTTTCTGTATTAGATGAGAATCCCGAATATGTTGTTATGTATTTTAAGGATGATGCTACAGCATTTAATGCAGAGAAGAAAAGTCAATTCGATGGTAAGGGCGAACTTAATTGTTGGATTAGTGATTATCTTTTGCAGGCAATGGATAACTTAGGTATACGAACTCATTTTATTAAGAAAATAAACGAACGAGAGATTGTAGCACGTAAATTAAAAATTATACCTATTGAAGTAATTGTGCGTAATGTTGCCGCAGGAACATTCTGTAAGCGTTACGGGTTACCGCAAGGAACTCCGCTTCCAAAACATATCGTAGAGTTTTGTGTAAAAGATGATGAGTTAGGTGATCCACCAATTGATCCTGAAGCAATTGATGCATTGGGATTATGTCATCCAACAGACTTAATGCGAATAAAAGCAATTACAAATGATGTTAACAAATATCTTAAAGCAATCTTTTATCAGATTGGATTAAAACTTGTTGACTTTAAGTTAGAATTTGGTTTTGATATTAATCCGCAAGGCTTGGTTGGTAATACAATTTATCTTGCTGACGAGATTTGTCCTGACACTATGCGTTTATGGGATTTTGAAACCAATGAATCATTTGATAAAGACTTATTTAGATTTGATAAGGGAGATCTGCTTGCTGGCTATAAAGAAGTCAAGCGTAGACTTCAAGCATGGCAGAGTTAGAATTTACATCAACAGGTGAAAATACCGAAATATGAAAACTGTTTGGGTTAGACATGGGCAAAGTGAATACAATGTACAGGATATAGCTACAGGGTGGCACGACCCCGAGTTAACCGAACTAGGTTGTCAACAAGCACTTGAAATAGCAGAAAAGTTGTCTAAAAAATATTTAGAAATAGCAGAAATTTATTCCAGTGACTTAAGAAGAAGCTACAACACAGCTAAAATTATTGTGGATAATACGTCATGGGGTTGCGATATCAAAATTACGCCTGAAATAAGAGAAAGAGATTATGGAGACTGGAGTGGAAAAAGCAAAGATCAACTTCGCAAAGAACTTGGCGAGGAGTTGTTTTTAGCAATTCGCAGAGGTTGGTATATAGGCCCAAATAACGGGGAAAGCTTAAAAGACACAGCAGGTAGAGTTGCTGGGTTTTTAAAGGAACTAAAGGAAAGTACACTGCCACATATTATTGTTTGTCATGGTAACACTATAAGAGCAGTAAGTGTAGTACTTGGTTATAGTACGCCCGATAGTATTTTAAACTGGCAAATCAACACAGGAGATATTGTAGAATGGGACTACTAGACGATGCTAAAAAAGCAATAGGGTTAGGTAAAGCTAAAAAGGTTGAAACCCCTAAATCAAAAAAATCTAAAAAATCTGCAAAAGAAATTGCAACAGAAAAGGGTAAACCATATGTTGAGGTTGTAAAGCTTGAACTGGATCCTAATAACCCAGGCAGTGGCGCTTTTGAATTAGATTGGAATGAGGAGTTTATTAAACATTTATGGAAAGCAGGTTACAAAGACGACAACGAGCATGATACGGTCGATCGCTGGTTTACTAATTTATGTCGTAATATAGCCTTAGAAACATGGGAAAAAGAACAAGCAATGGTTACCCAAAAAAACGACCTAGGAGATGGTAGAACGGAGTATAAATGAGAGCTGTTCCATACAAATTAGTTAGCTCATACCTAAATTGGGTTTGCACTATTAATTTAGTAGTTTTTTTTCTTTTTATGTTTATTGGAATACAGCTTACAATGTTCCAAGTTTTTCTTAATACAGTAGTTGCTGATATTTGGTGGTGGAAAAAATATGACAACAGTAATAGCCCGCCTAGCAGACCGGGATTTGCATAATGATAATTTATATAAATGGTGACAGCCATACTGCAGGTGCCGAAATTATCAAGACCTATTGTTTCGCAGAAGACGATCCTAAGTATACGGTTTTTGGCCGAAGACCTCATCCTGATGCTATTCCTCGTACATACGGATATAAATTAGCACAAACATTAAACTGTGGTTTTTATCTTGATGCAGAAAGCGGTAGTAGCAATGATCGTATACTGAGAACCACACGGCAATTCCTCAAAGAAAAGCATAAACAAGATATTTTTATAATCATTGGATGGAGTACGTGGGAGCGCGAAGAGTGGTCTTACTGTAATGGTTATGTTCAAGTTACCGCCGGCAGCTTAGATAGTATTCCAGAAAAATTACAAGAAAAATACAAAACCTGGGTTTCTAAGCAAACTCAGAGAACATTAAATAAAAAGGCTAGCGAATGGCATGAGTGCATTTGGGATTTACACTGTGAACTGAAATCAAAATCAATTAAACACTTATTTTTCAATTCGTTTATGCACTTTAATAATGTTGTGGTCTCTTCTAAAAACAAAAAAGACTGGAATGGTTGTTATATAGAACCATATGATCGAAACAGCACCTATTATCACTGGTTAAAGTTACAAGGCTACAAAACTGTACGTCCCGGAAGTTATCATTACGGAGAAAAAGCACATACAGCATGGTTTAAATATTTGCTTCCTATATTGACAAAAAAACATAAAACTGTTAAAATAGATACAATAAAAGTAAAATCGGTAATACAGTACACCCAATGACTACATATTTACTTGTTGACACAGCCAATACATTTTTTCGTGCTCGTCATATAGCACATAAAAGCATGGACAAATGGACAAAGTTAGGTTTTAGCATTCATCTCACGTTAAGTTCAGTTAACAAGTCATGGAAACTAGCACAAGCTGACCATGTTGTGTTTGCACTAGAAGGACGTAGCTGGCGTAAAGATTTTTATGAGCCATATAAAAAGAATAGGCAAATAGCAAGGCAGGCATTAACAGAAGCAGAACAAAAAGAGGACAAACTATTTTGGGAGGCGTATAATAATCTTACTGACTTTTTAAATGAAAGCACCAATTGCAGCGTTTTGCAATGTGAAATTGCGGAAGCGGATGATATTATAGCTCGTTGGATAAGTATGCACCCAAATGACAACCATATAATCGTTAGCAGTGATACAGACTTTGTTCAGTTAGTAGCACCTAATGTTAAACAATATAACGGCATTGCTAACAATATGATTACGCTAGAAGGAATATTTAATGATAATGGCCAACCTATAAACGATAAAAAAACAGGAGCACCTAAAGAAGCGCCTAACCCAGCATGGTTACTATTTGAGAAGTGTATGCGCGGTGATCCTACAGATAATATTTTTAGTGCTTATCCTGGTGTACGTAAAAAAGGGTCTAAAAATAAGGTTGGTTTGCTAGAGGCATTCGGAGATCGTAATGCTAAGGGATACTATTGGAATAATATAATGCTCCAGCGTTGGGTAGATCATTATGGTACAGAACATCGTGTATTAGATGATTATAAACGCAATTGCACACTTATTGATCTTACGGCACAACCCGCGGAAATAAAGCAGTATATAGACGATACTGTAAAATCACAAATAACTACAAAAAATAATAGCATTGTAGGAGCAAAATTTTTAAAGTTTTGTGGAAAGTATGAACTTACTCGAATTGCAGATGACGTAACAAAATACGCAGAGTGGTTACAAAAAGGATATAATAATGCGATTGCAAGCTAAACCTGTTGTACAAGATAAGTTTTGGATTGTTGAACAAAATGGCCAAAAAATTGGCACATTACGCTGTAATGACTATTATGTATTAACCGTAAACCATAAAAATTATCGTTTTTCTGATCGAGAAAGCTTATGTTCTAATGTACAAATTTCATTTAATGCTGGTGTTATTGAAACGAAAAATAGCACTAAAAAATACAACGTATACAATTTTCCTTGTAAATTAGAACCATTTAATGGAATATACGATTTAAAGCGTAAACTTCCGTTATACACAAAAACAGTAACAAGCCAATGTTTTTATTGTGCTGGTTATTACCTTATTAAATTTAAGCACGGATGGGTTAATGCTTATTGCCCAAAACTACTAACGCTAAGTCGTAATAAATATAGCGGCCCATTTAAAACAAAAATTGAAGTGCACGTGCAATTAAAGAAAGTAAAAAGTGGCGAAGCCTAATTTTGGCAACTTGAATCGTTTTGCAACCAGATGTATAACATCTGCAAGGGATAACATTATTATTAAAAAGCAAGAGGCGCAGGGTATTGCACATGAATATCAACGTATGCTAGTTTATATAGTTGAATTGCAAGACCGTATAATTGAGTTACAAAACGAAGTTAATACACCCTATGAAGTAGAGATAAAAGCTCCTGAATTTTAGTAAATCTTAGATAAATATATACGCAGTTATTTAAGAGGGAGTAATTACGTGTCACGACCTAAACCAATAATTTTACTAGAAAAAATTGACAATGCTACATATAAAGCAGAGCAAATTCTTGCCAGCGACGGAATTTGGAGCGTTTTTTATAAAAATCAACCCATTAACTTAAAAACATGTAATATTCTTATAAACTATCCTGGACCTAAATATAAAAAAGTGTCGTTTTCTAACAAGGGACACGCTATCAATCTTGCTAAAAAGTTAAACAAAAAATTTAATTGTAATGATTTTACAGTTATATTGTTAAGTGGCGGAAAACAAATTTATCCATAATTTTTACATTTATCATGATGCTACCTAGAACAAAACAGCAGTACACTGATGCGTTCGTAAAATGGGGGCAATTAGACATCCCAGAAAGCGAACGCTTAATATACTTTTGGTTTAACATTAGAAAATCCGGCGGCTTACGACTAACCCAAAAAGGGCATGATTACCTAGTAAACAGGTTAGAACTGGAACATTGGCCAATTGATCTGCACGGACAATCATTTACACAAAAATTCCTCTTAAAGCTTGACAAATTTGTAAATTGCCCTTATACTATAATAAGGGGAAGGTGGCCTAAAATTATAATATTTGGTGAACAAACTTACTTTTGGTTAGTTTTACATAACAAAGACTTTGAAAGATTTCTTAATGCCTATAAAATATGAATACAATTATAGTAAGTCTATAAAAAACAGCCGGTGGAAACACATGGTTGCGATTAGCTTTGTATCGCCAACCAAACGCAGACACAGGACATTCTGGCGGCGGCCGGGCATCGGAACCAAGAAACAGTATCTCTCGGAGCAACAAGAGTTCCTAAAATTTATGGCCAAGCATTACGGCTCCCAAGAAGATCGTTGGAGCATAAGGTGGAGTGATTATGGTGTTGATATTCGTTTTCAAAACGAAGAAGATGCAGGATCTTTTATTTTATTTTTTACAGAGAACTACCAACCTACTGTACAGAAAAGTTTCGTTGGTAGCGCAGATGCTTGGAAATAGTCATTCCACTTTTTTGACAAAAACAGTTGACAAATAGCATATATATGCTAAAGTAGTGTTGTAGGTTCATAACAGGAGCAGAAAAACATGGCCACTACAGACGTCAATATTAGAACAGTAACACTTATGGAAGCCGAAAGCCGCCTTGTTAGAGCTTTTCGGCTAAAACGACCAGTGTTTCTTTGGGGAGCACCAGGGGTCGGCAAGAGCGAGCTCGCCAAGCAGATTGCAGACAAAAAGTACTTGGGCAATACGCTGTTAATTGATTTGCGTGTTGCGCTCTTTGAGCCTACAGACATTCGGGGGATGCCATTCTTCAACAGCGACTCCGGGTTAATGGAGTGGGCACCCCCTATTGATTTGCCTACAAAGGATCTTGCTGCTAAGTATGATGCAGTAATTTTGTTTCTAGACGAAATGAACGCTGCGGCACCAGCTGTACAGGCTGCTTGTTACCAGCTAATTCTTAATCGGCGTGTTGGTACTTATAAGTTGCCCGATAATGTAGTAATTATGGCAGCGGGTAACCGCGAAACCGATAAGGGCGTTACTTACAGGATGCCTAGCCCGCTTGCTAACCGGTTTATTCACCTCGAAGTTCGTGTGGATTTCGATAGCTGGTTCAATTGGGCAGTTGATAACAAAATTCATGAAGATGTGATTGGTTACATTTCGTTTGCTAAGCAGGATTTATTTAACTTTGATCCGCGGTCAAGCGGTCGTAGTTTTGCCACTCCGCGGTCTTGGACTACAGTAAGCGAGTTTTGCTACGACGAAGATATTACCGATGGCGAATTGACTGACTTGACGTCGGGCACTATTGGCGAAGGAACCGCAATCAAGTTTATAGCGCACCGGAAGGTTTCCGCGGACATGCCTAAGCCTAGCGATATTCTTGCTGGCAAGGTAAAAGAGCTTAAGATTAAGGAAATCTCGGCACAGTATGCATTGACAATTGGTATGTGCTACGAGCTAAAGGAGGCTTACGACAAGTTCGGTAAGAAAGACACCAAAAAGTGGCACAAACTAGCCGATAACTTCTTCCGGTTTATGATGGACTTCTTCCCCACGGAAATGACTGTTATGGGTGCGCGTACAGCAATTACCAACTACAACTTGCCGTTCGATCCTAACAAGTTGGAAAATTTCAAGGAGTTTTTCGACAGGTTTGGCAAGTATGTTGTCAAGGCAATGGAAGCCTAAAATAAGCATCAACTAGAGTAGATGACATGAAAAAATTCAATCTATTAACGACTCACCGAGATGATTACTACATCGACTACGAATTAGCCGACAACAGCCTGAAGGGAGCACGGCGCGTTTGGGTAATCACGCACAGCATGGAGGACAACAAATGGTGGGGTATGTTGCGGCGAGCCGAAACACCGACAAGTAACTTTGATGATGGCGTCTACCTTCCGCACAAAATGGTGAACGCCATACGGCTCGCCAATAGGCTTCTAGAGTGATGGAGGACTAAAATGACATTTAAACATGTTGAAATATTTCTTTTGAAAGAGGGCGAATTATCTATTGATGGCCAAACTAAACCGGCTGGAAATCTTTCAATTCGTGAATTTGAAGATGATGAATGGGTAGGTGGCTCTTATGCTACCTATGACAATCTTGCAGAAAAGGTCAAAGAGGCTTTAGAGTGACAGTCGACATCGTTCGTAAGCACGTCGGCATCATTGGCGGTGGTGCTTGGGGCACAGCACTTGCGGCAACATTGTACCGCGCTGGCCGCGAAGTTACCGTGTGGGCTCGCGAACCGGAGGTTATTGAGGCAATCAATCGGCATCACGTGAACAGTGTTTTCCTTCCTGGAATTCCGCTTAACCCTAAAATTCGGGCTACAGCAGATCTCGCGCGAACAGCCGATGCCGACATAGTTTTGTTGGTTGTGCCGGCGCAGCACACGCGCAGCGTTTGCCGCAATCTACGCCCGCATTTTCAACCGGGTGGTCGCGTTATTATCTGCACTAAGGGAATAGAAACAGGCAGTTTAGCGTTGATGAGCGAAGTAGTAGCCGATACACTCGGCGATGCACGCATTGCCGTTCTGTCTGGGCCAACGTTTGCGGCTGAGGTCGCGCGTGGCATGCCGAGCGCGGCAACTGTAGCTGCAGCAAACATGCCGGTCGCTGGGCAACTTGCGAAGGAAATCGGCAGCGTTAACTTCCGGCTCTATCATACTAGTGATGTAATTGGCGTTCAGATTGGAGGCGCAGTCAAGAACGTAATCGCGATCGCATGCGGCATCGCTAATGGCCGAGGATACGGCAAAAATACGAGCGCCGCGCTAATCACTCGTGGGCTTGCTGAGATGGCGCGGCTGGGCGCGGCGCTTGGCGCCAGCCGCGAGACGCTAATGGGGCTCTCGGGCGTCGGCGACCTGTTGCTAACGTGCGGCTACGAGCAGTCGCGCAACTTGACGCTCGGCATCGCGCTTGGCCGCGGCGCAGCGCTTGCCGACTACCTCTCCCGCCAGGTTAGCGTTGCCGAAGGCGTTGCAAGCGCAGCCGCCGTCGCTGCGCTCGCTGTGCGCCACGAAATCGATATGCCGATTGTTTCGGCTGTAGACGCAGTGCTCAATCACGACGTTGATATTGACCATACAATCGCCGCCCTGCTCGCACACCAATTCATTCCCGAGGCCATGTAAGCCGATTTTGCGGTGATAGGCACAATTACAAACACTCACATTAGAGGTTACAAAATGAGAGAAAAACTAACACTAGGCGAAGATTTCTTCTACTGGTGGAAACTACTAAAGTACAAGGACCACAAGATTCCAGCAAAGAAATTTAAGAAGGTTTTAGTTACCAACCGACACGGTAGCAATATCGACTGGCCCGGTGAGGAGAAAGACGTACAATACTGGGTAGAGTTAAAAAATGGCTTTGCTGTTGGTTTTAGACACCCGCGAAGCAAAACCGGTAAACGCTGGGCAAAATATGCCGAGTTTCCGGTTGTTAAAATGTTATAAGTTAGGTTGACACTTCCAGAAGAAGTGCTATTATATAGTTGTAAATTAAGCAATCGGAGCAAATTGTAATGAAATTTCTTACTACTAGATACGAATTAGGTTACGCAGGTATGAAAAAAACCACGACCCCAAAACGTTGTTGTACTCTAGTTTGGTGTAATAATCCTCGAACAATGTATAAAGGTACAGGTGAAGCTCTTTGTGAAGAACACCAAAGAAAAATGCGTATATATGGCGGTAAAGGACGTGTCGATCGTCCATGGACATTTAATGCAAAAGACACCTGCGCTGAATGTGGATATGATCCAAACACACATCCTATGGTAATAAAGGCTAGAGAAAAAAATAAGCTTGTAGCAGATTGTCTTGCAAGTGGAAAGTTAATAATAGATCATATCATCCCACAACGTGATGCTTGGATATTGCCGAAAGATCATGAATTTTACGGTAACATGATACATGCGCCAGGAAACTGTAAGACATTATGCTTAGATTGTAACGACAATAAAACAATGTTATCTGGAGATTCAGTTCCCCGGGGTTCGTATAGTACCGAAAAAGACTATGCAGAGTTTATGGCTATATTAAAACCTGTTTATGAATACGTTTATGGTTACCCACCTAATTTAGTTGGCTTAAATACAGAAAATGAAAATTAATTTCGTAAATGATATCCACCTAGAATTTGGCGCATTGTCAGAGAATCCCTCTGGCAGTGACGTTCTCGTTCTGGCTGGTGATGTTACAACTAAAAATCGCGTTGGCTGGATTAACGAGATTGCTAACAACTTCAAGCACGTTGTTTATGTACTCGGTAATCATGAGTTTTATCATCAGAATCTTGATAACACATATCGCAAAACTAAAGAACAACTTGCTGATAATGTATATCTCCTGCAAAACGAAAGTGTGACACTAGATGGAATTACTTTTCATGGCACCACACTTTGGTCAGATTTTGAAAACGGTAATCCGATGTCCTATTTTGCTTGTAATGAGAACATGAACGATTTTTATTCTATTCGTACAAATGGTGGTCTCATCCGCTTCACCCCACAACTGGCCCACGCAGAACATAACATTGCAAAAATATTTCTTCTAGATAATGTAAAGAAGGGTGATGTTGTTGTTACACACCATGGGCCCACTTTTGAAAGTATTTCTGAGGAATACCGAGGAGATACCCTTAATGGTGGTTTTGCATCGGATTTATCTCATTTAATAATGGCAGTTAAGCCGGTTCTATGGTTTCATGGTCACCTTCATAATAATAGTGATTATGTTGTTGGAGAAACTCGTGTTTTGTGTAATCCGAGAGGATATGTAGGGCACAAATCAAATCCTAACTTTGATGTTCACAAATTTGTGAAAATTTAGAACATACTACATATAGTGTGCTTTTTCTGTCAAAAATAGTTGACATATACGCTATTTGTGCTACTATATAAGTAGGACATGGGAGCAAAGATTGTGACAACTACCACTACTGCTAACAAAAAAAACATTCAGATTCCTGTAGGATTTGAGACAAATCCTATTGATGATGCTGATGCTCGCGAAGCGTTAACCACCGCGCGGGTTGGGCTTTTGCTCAAAGCGGTTTGGTTTGGTAACATGGCTACGCGACTTCCACTTGTTAACGCTGATGCGTGGTTGCCTACGGCAGCTACCGATGGTCGCTACTTTTATTACAATAGCAAGTTTGTTAATATGCTTCGCGGCAAAGAGCTTGAATTTCTATTTGGCCACGAAGTGCTTCATAATGTTTACGAGCACCTTGGTCGTAGCAAAGACAATAACCATAATCCGCAGCTTAGTAACATTGCAGCCGACTTTGCTGTAAATCGCGACTTAATTGAAGCTCGTATTGGAGAGAAGATTACCACTGTTCCTTGCTTGTATGATCGCAAATACAATGGTAAGAGCTACGAAGAAATTTACGATGATCTTTATGAAAATATTAAAAAGATTGACATTGATTCTCTTATTGACATGATGTTGGACGAGCACCTAGATGGTGAGAATAACGAAGGCAGTGGAGCAGTCGGCGAAGGCAAGCCCGAGGAAGACGAAAACGGTAACCTTGTTAGCAAGAGCAAGCCTACGTATAGCGAAGCAGAGAAGAAGAAGATTCGCGATGAAATTAAAGGATCGCTTATTAACAGTGTTCAGCAGGGTGACGCTGCTGGCAACATTCCAGCTGGTGTAGAAAGGATGATTAAGGACCTAACAGAGCCTAAAATGGACTGGAGGGAACTAATTGACCAGTCAATTGAAAGCACTGTCAAGAGCGATTTTAGTTGGATGCGAATGAGTCGCAAGGGATGGCACACAAACGCTATTTTGCCCGGGATGGTTCCTGAGACAACCATTGATATTTCCATTGCTATTGACATGAGTGGTAGTATTAGCAACGAGCAGGCGCGGGACTTTTTCTCAGAAGTTAAGGGCATTATGGAAATGTTCACAGACTTCAAGATTCGGTTGTGGTGTTTTGACACTGATGTGTACGGTTACGCCGAATTTGATTCAACTAATTTAGACGACATAATGAAGTATGAACCAATGGGCGGCGGTGGTACTGATTTTATGTGCAACTGGGAGTTCATGAAAGAAAACGACATTCTTCCAGAGCGGTTCATTATGTTTACAGACGGTTTTCCGTGCAGTAAGTGGGGCGATGAAAACTACTGCGATACAGTATTCATCATTCACGGCCCGGAATCAATCATACCGCCCTTTGGTAATTACGCTTACTACGATCATAAGCATTAATTATTCTCTTTAGCGTCTAATACAGATGCCAGTTCATCAATTTTGCTCTCGCATAGGTTGATAGTTTTTAGGGTCTCGAAAACAAGCTTCTTTGCGGTAGTATTCTGTATTATTTTCGATAATATGTCCCTTTGATGCATTTGATATACATCTCTTTCGAACTTATCTGCAAAAAATCCGTTGCTCACTAACCAAGACTTTAAATTTATTGCTATAGCCTCGAATTTAAACCAATTTTTCAAAAGTTTCTCTTTCATTATAAATGCTTGTTCACTTGGGCTGTTTTTTTCTAGGTCGGTTCTATAAACCTGATAAATATCTGTATAATATACTGCTATTTTAATTGCTGCCTGGCATTTTAAAATTAAATTAAATGCTTCAAGTACCTGAGGAAATACTTGTTTTTCAGTTTCGTGCTGCCGTGCATATGCTGTAAATGACATAAAAAGTAGAATAATTGCTAAAAATAATTTTGCTTTCATGAGTAAAACACCTTATAATTATACTTATAATTATAACATAATTTCTAGGAGATAACATACATGACCGACGAAAACGTTGCAGACAATGAAGAAACACCCAACGAAACACCCGAAGATACAGATCCTAATAAGTTAGGATTAGAAGACCTAAATTTAATGGTTAACATACTTGATGCAGTTGCACAACGTGGCGGCATTAGAGCAAATGAAATGAAAATTGTTGGTAATTTATATACTAAATTAATGAACTTTCTTGTAGAAAGCGGAGTTCGGCAAACGCCTAATGTTGAAATGAGTGAACAAGTGCCGACAATGGCAGAAGAAACAGTTACAAGCGAAGGAGATACAAATGATTAATCACGTGGGTAGACATAATACACAAAAGGTAGTAATAGTGTTTCGTGAAGTTCCTGGAGAGGATCACATGGCACTAGTGCTTTACCCTGACGTATTGCCAACTATAGTACATGATGATATTATGAAATGTTTAGAAGCTCCCATGGGGCAGAATGCTAAACATCTTGGCGATGCATTACATCGTGTAGTAGGTAGTAATGGAGAAAACCTGCTTCAATTTATTCACAACGAAAGATGGATGAAAAAAGTACGCACCCAAGATGTTATTTTAATTCCTATACCGGGTAAAGAAGGCGCTCGTCTAGACGAAATTAATAAAATAATTAAGGACCAGGAAGCAGGCAACAAAGCTGCTATTCGCCTGGCCGAAATTGATGCTACTGCTGGACTTGCTGATCCAGCAAAAACTGCTGCCGCTAAAAAAGCTGTAGCAGCCCTTACAAACGCTGACAACAATACTTTAAGTGGTGTTGAGTTAGCTTCCAGTTTAATGGACCAAGCTGCAAAGATGCAAGCAGAAGCTGAAACATTAACATCTGAAATTACTAGGCTAAAGGAAGAAGCTGCCTCGCTCAATCCAAGTTTAAAGCCTAAGAAACGTGGACGGCCAAAAAAATCAAAAGTCGCTGCATAAACAGCTACAACAATGAAAATTAGGTTGCTTAGTTATAGTGTTCCTACAGAAGAATTTCGCGCGAAAGGCTTAGAAAATGTGCAAGATCTAATCGCTTATTGTGCTAGGGTATCTAATCCAGGTAACCAACTAAACACAGAAACTAGCGAAAAGTTAATCAAATATCTTATTAAATACAAGCATTGGTCACCTCTAGAGATGGTTAATGTGTGTATGGAGATTGAAACTACGCGAGATATTGCACATCAAATCGTTAGACATCGTTCATTTGCTTTTCAAGAATTTAGTCAAAGATATGCTAATCCAGAAAAACAAGGTGATATGTTTGAATATAGTAAAGCACGTTTGCAAGATAAAAAAAATAGACAAAACTCAATTGACGTTGACGATAAAAAATTACAAAGAGAATGGAACTGGGCTCAAAGACGAATTGCTGTATTAGCAAAGAAGGAATACGACTGGGCTATCAAAAAAGGAATTGCTAAAGAGCAAGCTCGTAAAGTATTGCCAGAAGGTATTACTAAAACAACATTATATATGAATGGAACTTTGCGTTCATGGGTGCATTATATATCTCTTCGAAGTGCTCATGGTACACAAAAGGAGCATATGTTAATTGCAAAAAAGTGTGCTAAAGTGATTGCAGAGATTTTTCCACTTATAAATGAACTTGACAGTAATTAGATAAATTATTGTGTTTGTAGACTTAAAAAAATAACTGGAGACAAATAAATGCCTGCATCTTATATTATCGATATTATGGAAAAAATAAATTGTGATGATAGATATAATTTAACAATTGTTGCATTTCACATAGCGAGAACTTATAAGGTTTCCCCTGCAAAAGCCCTAGAACTTCTAAATAGTAATCAAGTAAACTTTAAAGATGCGGAAGAATTGTTTATTAAAAGCTTACAAAAAATTCAACCTAAGGAAGCGAAGAACACAAATGAGTAATGTGCTCGTTGTTGGTGGCATGGGCTTTATAGGACACAATTTAGTAAGAATATTAGAACAAAACAATCACCAAGTTAACATCATTGATAATTTAACAACCTATGATATTATCGATCGCAATAAACTAGAGCCAATAATTTATGAACGTGCAAAACTAATTAAATCCGAAGGTACTCTTGCTGACATAGATGATCGGGATACTATTTTTAATTTATTTGAAGAGTATAAGCCAGACATCGTTGTGCATCTAGCTAGTTTCCCAAGCCAAAAAATAGTGCAACATAACCCCAACCTTGCTGCAAGAACTATGATTGAAGGGTTAATAAATGTTCTAGAAGCAAGTGTAGCTAATAACGTTAGGCGTTTTGTATACATTAGTAGTAGTATGGTATACGGGGACTTTAAGGGAGTTGTGACTGAAACAACAGAATGTAAACCAAAAGGGCAGTATGGAATTCTAAAATTAAGTGGCGAAATGCTTGTGAAAGATTACGGCTATCGAACAGGCATGGAATATGTTATTGCACGGCCAAGTGCTGTATACGGTCCCCGAGATTTAGGCGAAGAACGTGTTGTTAATAAATTTATAAAAGCCGCTTCCCAGGGTAAAACTTTATACGCCAACGGCGGCGAAGAAAAACTAGACTTTACATATGTAGACGACATAGCTCAAGGCATATATTGTTGCGTTACATCTGATAAAGCAAAAAACAATATATTTAATATAGCTAGAGGCAAAGGTGTTAAAATATGCGAAGCAGCACTATTAATAACAGAATTGATAGGAAAAGGAATTGTTGTAATTAAAGAAAAAGACAAAAATCAACCCAGCAGAGGCGAGTTAAGTATAGGCAATGCAATATATAATATTGGATATTACCCTCAATTTGATTTAAATAAAGGATTAAAAGAAACAATTGCTTGGTACAATATATTTACATTATCTAAATAGATTATATAACCATATGGGCGCTGATTTACAGTCTATGAACGACACAGTTCTAAAAAGTGGGCACCTGGTGCTTGGTAAATTTACAGAAAAATTAGAAGAAAATATAGCACAGGTTTGTAATGCAAAATATGCTGTTACAGTAGGCAGCGGCAGTGATGCACTATATTATGGGTTGGTTGCTCTTAACATAAAGGGCAAAGTTGCTATTCCGGCACAAACATATATTGCTACAGCAACTAGTGTTAGTCGTGCAGGATGCACACCTGTTTGTGTAGATGTTAAGTCAAATGGTTTACTAAATTGGAACAAAGTACCCAAATCTATAAACACTATAGTTTGGGTAGGACTATTTGGTAATATTGAAGAATTACCCAAGAATAAATTTATAATTGAAGACGGAGCACAGCATTTTGGTGTGCCTTTACACAGTAAACTTGCTAGTTACAGTTTTGACCCAACAAAAAATCTTCCGAACTTTGGTACTGGAGGTGCTGTTGCTACTAATGACAATGCGATTGCAGAAAATATAAAAGCACTACGCAGGCATGCTACTGTCAATAACCATGTTGGCGGTAACAGTTGCATGAGTGAACGAGAATGTGCTGAAATGCTAGTTAAGTTAAGTTATTTTTCTGGCTGGCAAAAACGTAGGCAAGAAATTGCACAAAAATATATAGAAGGATTTGGAGACCTAGTAGAAATAATTACGTCTCTCGAAGGCCAATGTACAAAATTTGTAATAAGTAGCTCTAGTAGAAACGAACTAGAAAGTTGGCTACAAGAAAAACAGATAGAAACTAAAAGAGTATATAATCAGGCACTTAGTAAATTATTTTGGTGCACAGATTTTTGTTTGCAAGCTAACGCAAATTGTGAAAACTTTTTAAGTCTTCCAATTGATCCTTACTTAACAGATAAAGAAATATCAAAAGTAATACGAAGTGTTAAGGAATTCTTCTAACTACCCCCATTTATTATCAAAGAAGTTTTTAAGCCAAGACCACTCAAAACTAAGTTGTAAGTCTTCTCCACTTTCCACAAATTTAACAGCATCATTTGCGCCCCGTAAACTCCACTTGGCATGATTTCCTTGAGCTACTGTGCGCCATGTTTTAAGTCGATATCGGCTTTCTACATCATCTTGTTGCGTAAGTTTAACGCATTCTCTAAACGCTGTACGCCATGTGCTAAAAGGATCAGTGTTAAATTCTGCTATACTGCCTACAATAGGAATTACACCGTGCTTTGCGCTAAGTGTAAAATCTAACCCCCACGTCTCAGCATTTAACACTAGTTGCTTATGGTATATAATAATACCCATGTGTCCATACTCTAATCCATTAACAGGATTATGGCTATAAAATATCCAATGCTTCGGGCCCTGTAACCAATCCGGCTGTAAGTTAAAATTAAAATTCTCTTTAACAACACATTTAGCAAACACATTAAAGAACCATTCTGTATCACTAACTTCTGCACAAGCTTTATATGCTTGCGCTCTACCTGTTATATTGTCAATTCGTTTCGCTCTTGGGCATAAATTTTTGAGTAGGTCCCAGTTTCTTTCGGCGTTTTTTTCGCCATTCGAAAGATATACTACATCTAGTGGTTTTTCTTCTATATTATAGTCGGTATGACGCAATATGTATGGGTAATCATAAAACTGTCCCTTAAAATGCGTTTTACAGTCTCTGGGCACCAACACTACACTACCGCTATGTGTAAAGACGTGTAAATCGCGTTTTTTCCATAAACACGGCTCATAGTCTATATTTGCAGGTGTTTTCTTTATCCAGGCATATAGTGTGGTTAGCTCATCTAAATTATCAATTGTAGGCCACTCAAAACGAGGTATATAGGGCTTACTATGCCAATTTATATGCTCGTACCACTCTAGTAACCTTAACCTCGCTTGTTGACGCTTAAAAGCTGCTACAGGCACTAAAAACGTGTCACCAAATTGTTGGTTGCCACTAGCCCAACAATGTATTTGATCTGCTTCCCAGGGCACGGGCTGCCAGGTAAAATTAAAGTTACTATAATCACATAAATCACTAACTACCCACACATATTCTGTTCGAGTGCGATTTACACATCTGCGTATAGTATCCAAATGTGTATCATTCCAACGAGTATATTGTGTGTGTGCAGGCAATTTTAGGAAATTGCCGTCGACACACGTGTGACGCAGACCGCGAAGACCGCCCATTGCCATGCAAAATATGTCAAACATTAAGATGGGCCATAATAAATTATTCTTCTAGAAGATCTGAAATCTGCTCAATATTAATATTACATTTACAAAGGAATTCTATACCATCTTTGGTCCTATAACTGTGTGTATAGTAAACTTCTTTTATACCAGATTGATATATTCCTTTAGCACATTCTAAACAGGGTTGATGTGTAGTAAATAAGGTAGCCTCGTCTCCACTTTCAGTACATCTAGCTAACTTCATTAAAGCATTCATTTCAGCGTGGAGTACTTCTGGCTTAGTAACAAGTTTATATTTTCCTTCATAATCTTCTAGCGGCCATTGCTTTTGAATTTCATCAGGATCAAGCCGTACACCAGAAGTTTCCGGCATATACTTTTTATATTCACATTCATTAGTCCACCCCGCGGGTGTTCCGTTCCAGGAAAATGATATAATATTATTATTTTTTACAATTACACATCCTACCTGTAGGCGCTTGGCCCTGGATAATTCCGAACATAAAAATGCTACTTTCATGTAAAAATTTATCATTCGTTTATTCATAACGTGTTATTAATTCCTCTGATATGTTACATAACAAATTGAGATTTTTTCTTTTACTAAAACCAACCCATCATCATTTTTGTTTCTTCCGACACATTGTCTATACTAAACTGTGGTTCAAATACCAATTCACGTTCTACCGTTTTTACACCGTCTACATGAAGTACGGCATCATATATGTCCTGACAAATCTGATCTGCAAAAGGGCACATCATGCTTGTTAATGTGTGTTTAACATGACAATGAGCTTCATCTATATTAATATCATAAATTAATCCAAGATCATAAACGTTTATGCTAATCTCGGGGTCGTAAACTTGTCTTAAGCTTTCAATAACTTTTTCTTTATCTATGAACATACTTTTACTCCATATTTTTTCTCAAACCTGTCAGCATCCGCTCTATCATTAACCATGGGTTCACCACGAATGTTTAGGCTTGTGTTTAATAACATTGGGCAATCTGTTAAAGTGTACCACATTTCAAGCAATCTCCTTGCTCCAGTTTTATCATCTTTACTTACAGTCTGAACGCGACTTGATCCATCAACATGAACTATTGCTGGGAACAAATGTGGATTTTTGCACTGGAAAATATATTGCATAAATGGGCTTTCGGCCAATTTGTTTTTTATCATTTTTCCTGGCAGCTTGATTATAGGTGCTGGTTGCTTAATTTCGGGCCCTTGTATAGCTACAAATGGCCACGAAAAATTTTCGTTTAAAAATTCTTTAAGTATCATAGGAGCAAATGGTCTAAATTTTTGCCTACGCTTAATCTCGTTAACTCTGTCCTTTATTTCAGGTTCGCGCGGATCTGCAAGTAAGCTACGATTACCTAATGCTCTAGGCCCAAACTCTGCTCTACCACTTGCTACCCCTACTATTTTATTATTAATAAGTTCGCTTATTATTTCTTCACAAGGATATTTGCCTGGGATATTAGTACCAAGATATGGCCCTTGCCAATTTAACCGTTTACCGTAAGCTAATGCTGCGGCACCTAAACTGCTACCACAATCTCCAGGGTTAGGCATTATCCATACATTATTCCACAATTGTCTTAAATGACTGTTAGCTACACAATTAAGTGCAACACCACCCATAAACACGCAATTTCTAATATTAGGATAAGCTTTATATAATTGCATCATTATAATTGTTACACAATGTTCTGTTATTGCTTGTGCGGCAGTTGCTATGTCTTCGTTTTTTGCGCCCTTAAGCCAATTTTTGTCTACACCAATGTGTAAGTTTTTCTTCCAAGTTTGTTTGGTGTCTTTATCTACAAACTCGCTATACATTTTTTTATACCATATGTTCTTACCGTACGCTGCCATTCCCATTAAAATATATTCTTCTTCCAATGGCTTTAAACCAGCGCGTTGAGTCATTGCACTATAAAATAATCCTAAACTATGAGGGTAATGCTGTTGCATAACACGCTTATATTGTGCGTAGCCGTACTTGTCATAGTAAGCAAGCCATGCTGTATAAGTGGCGTGGCTAAGGTGGTGCTTATGACATTTTATTGGCACGGTAAAATTATAACCTAAGGAAGCTAGTTGCTGTTTGGGTAAATCTCTTAAACTAAAAGCTCTAGAATATTCACCACTATATAATTGTCTAGTTTTCTTTAGCCATGGCTTTTCGTACCACGCAACTTGTTTAGGGTAACCGTAGCTTAACGCTTCGTCAAGAATAGCGGTGTTAAGCGTTGGGTCGTTTTTCTTTTTACTATAGCGTTCAGCATGAGCAGCAAACAAAATGTCTCCATTAGTGTTAACTACGCTTACACCAGCATCATGAAATCCAGCACTTATACCTAAATAATTACTCATTTGTAAATAAACGGATCCCTTTTTCTAAGCTCTTTAAGTCTTTTTCTATACTGTATTTCTAATTTAATTCGATTATATAACATTTTAAACCAATTTATTATTATCATCTTAGTTCCTCTATCTGTTTTTCGATATATTTCGGACTACTCCAATGGTAATCGTACGTACAACTATATTTTCCGCACTCAATCTTATATATGTCTAAGTAATTCCCTAATATTTTCCAAATTTCTTGTGCATTAGTTGTTCCAAAACTCTTTTTTAAATTAATTTGGCCAATTTTTAAATAACCCAGGCTAAGTTTTGGGTTATGAGGATTTAAATTATTTTGTTTTAACCATTTAGTAAACTGGTCCATATCTTCCGCGTGAAAAATTTTAGTGTCTTTTGTAACCGTATTTCCCCATTCTATATCAAACTCTCCGCTATAATATTGTAAGTGCGTAATAGCTTTACATGTGCTATCTGTTAACACTGGCGCATCTTCGTCTCTCCACACCTCAAATAGTGTTTTTCCAAGTTGACACCAATGCATGTACACACCACCGAATTCTCTATTATAACTATTTTCTAAAAATCCTTTTCTATGCTTATCATTGAGATTAAATCTAGTAGCTTTAAAAAATGTAGTAATCTGGCTTGGACGAACCCAAAATGGTTCAATTTCTAGCTTTCTTTCGCTAAGACAAAGAGTTTCAATTTCATGACATAAATTATTTAACTGCCTAATAGCGTGTTTTATTGCGTGCGTTGCTGTTGCAAAGTATTTACTCGGTTTTTCAACTGTACCTTGTAAACATTCAAAATGATTGTGAAGCCTGTTCATTATGCCATGTTTTACTCTTAAACCAAGTGACTTAGATAAATCAGGAAAGTTTTCTGCTGTATTAACTGTACCAATTGGATAATTATGAGGGAATCTTACTGCCTCAGGGTAGAAATGTTCTTCTATAATGTATGGTTTTAATCCAGCGCCTTGCCATATGTCAGTTCTGTTAAAACGATTGATGTTATGTATATGAATATTTAATTCGCCACAAAGATAATATAAATTACGTTTACTATGCGGGAAGCCGTGAAAACAATAATTTTTTTCTAAGTGCTTAGAATTTTGTAGTATGTCGGTTTGTAAAGCATGCACCCAGTCACGCCCAAGTTCGTTATCTACTGTGCGAATATCATAGTCGATAAGGTTGTTACTACCTATAACACTATAGTCTCGTAATATAACTTTAACTGATTTCATTCCACCACTTTAATAGTTTTGGATATGCTTCTAAACAATGCTGCATACTGTAGTTACTGGGTCTACGATTCTCTAGTGTTCTTATACGTTCTTTGCCGCGAATCATGCCATTATTATACACTTCTTTTTCGTACGTATCTATAAATGTATCCGACCTTTTAAGGTTCTCAAGTACATTAATTAGGGGCTGCTGTTTAGGTGTATAGTCTTTACAATATTCTAAACAATCATCGACGATTTCATCTAATATATCTCTTGGTACAGCTCTAGGACACATTATAATTTCAGGGGTAAAAGCAAAGCAAACTTTAGTAAGTAATTGTACATCCAACTCCTTACTAAGATCATACATATTCTTAATTTCTGTAAGGCCTGGTGTAGTAAGGGTGAAGTCCAAACGCATTTGTCTAGGGTTTGTTGAATAAGTAATTCCTTCGCGAAAATTATTTAGCCACTTATTATAGTTTAACCCTGTTCTAATATATTCTCCAGTTTTTCCGGTGCCGTCAAGGCTGGCGCCTATTTGCCAATCTCTAACATGAGATAAAATATCACGCCAAAGATGGGAGGTTCCATCACTAATACGAGAAAGATTTGTATTATACCTAGCGTATAAATTCGGTCCATCTCCTAACTCCACTATTCGTTTCATATAACGCCAATGTTGTTCGTACATTAAAGGCTCCCCGCCTACCCAATATATCTCCTCTATCAAGTGTTCCTCTACTGCACGACTAAATTCTTCCTCAACAACTGTCTTTTGAAATTTATTAATAGCTTCTCTATGTTTCATCCATGGTTGATGGTCTGTTACACTCTCACCACCGAATTTACGTTCCTCTGATTCCCAGCTACTACTAAGCATTGGACCACACATTCGGCATTTAAAGTTACATAGGTTGCTAAAGCGGTAATCCCAGCTAACAGGCTTCATGGTTGTATAACCTGTTTTATCTGTGCTTTCTATAACTTTATTGTAGTGATGTTTAAATAAATGCCAAAAATAATCTCTATATACATCGGTATTAAGTTCACCAGTATTACATACTTGACATTCGGGTAGTTCCTCTCCAGCAAGCATACGTCTACGAACACTACGCATATGTTCGCTATTCCAGTGTTCATCTAAACTAGGTAGATATATTTCTTGCTTGCTCTTAAGATAGTCCATAACTTCTTCTTTGCTTTTATTTTTAAGTTCGCGCGGGCTATCAATATATTGTTTAAAGTTAATACTTGGTTCGCGACTTGTACAGCAAAGTCTACGTTCGCATTGCGGAGACATATAAGTGTGCGTCCATGGAGCCATGCACAATGATTCTGGTTTATTTTTCACATAAGTATCCTTGTTTCTATAAATCTCTACTTACTGCAAGCTACTCTGATAAGTATCCTTGTTTCTGTAAATCTCTACTTACTGCAAGCCACTCTGAGTGCAAATCATTTTGTTGATCCGTTAAATCGTGTTCATAAAAATTATGCCAGGTACCCCAATCTTCTAACAATGTAAAACAAGGTTTTGCATTATAATGTTTGCATAATTCAATAAATGGATATACATCCTTCAAATTATTTTTTTGTATTACAAAATAGAACTCCAATGGCATATCGAAGTTAGTACTTAAGAAATCTAGATTTTTTATAAGACTATTAAAATCCCCGGGGGGTCTAACTATACTATATACATCACTAGTAGCTGCATCCATACTAATTTGTAAAGTTTTTATTTGATTAAATGCTGGATATGTCATTAACCTTTTTTCAATAAGCAATCCATTTGTTTTAATTATTAATTCTCTAGTTTTACTTTCATTTAATTTATACATAAAGTCTTTATATAGAATACTTGCAAATGGGTCACCATCAGCACCCAATATAATTTCCAATGGATCAGTATAATTGTTAATTAGATTAACTAAATGATTAAACTGTGTTTTCTTTTTTTCATATGCCGATCCTGTTTTATAAAATATAAAACATTCTCTGCAACTAGGACACCGTAAATTACAACTGTTATCAATACCAATATGCAAACACTTTTTATTGTTATGTGAGTATTTACTGTTTTGTAAAATTCCACAATTTGCAACTGAACAAAATTTGAAACTACCACCTAATGATGTACTGTCCTGAAGTTTTCGTGCAATAGGATTAGTGTAAACATCATCCAGTGTTGCAAAATCTGTAATTACTCCACTAGGAAAAGGCATCCAGCCATCACAAATACAATGAAAACATTTACCATCATTGTCTATGTTAACATTATTATTGGGTACAGTACAAAATCTATTCTCAAGATTAATTTTACGCGGATACTTCCTGTGCTTCCAGGTATATTTTAAATTTTCACTTAACTTATAACTCATATTGAATAACTTGTGCCATTTTAGTATGTGTCTCTGCAAAATTTTGATTTCTATATAGATCAGTTACTCTTATTTTCTTAATTAAATCAGCACTGTCTTCTTGCATACTAGAAACTACAATTTTTTTAAGACTGTGTATATCTGCTGCATAATTGTTCCATATAACTTGTTGTTTTTGCAAGTACGACATTACTGGAGCTTTTGCACTGCGTGGCGTCTTTGTTAGGCTGTACTCCCATGGGTCGTGCATAAGGTTAAAATGTATGTCATTAAAATTCTTTGTTTCCGCCCAAGTTAGTACGTCATTTAAATAGTAAATATTTTGAATATTCCAAGTGCAGCACAATTGAGTTGTTATTGGGTACTGTTCCCTAAGGTTATTAATCTTATCAATGTTTGTATTTACTGTGTGCCACTTAGCACCGTCTCGTTCATATTCAAATCGTTTACCGGTGTTATCTATACTAAAAGCAATCTGAACATGTTTAAAATGCTGCCACAGTTTATGTTGCTTGGGAAATCGTGTAGCATTAGTATTATAGTGAATATCTATATCTTTAGCTAACCCTTTGTCAACTGCACGTTGTAATAAGTCAAAATGTTGTTTTATTAAAAAGGGTTCGCCGCCTGTAAACTCAAAGTACTTAATGTCAGGAAGTATAGTATCAATGTGCTCCCAAAATTTACGACTTTTACGTGGCCATTGTCCTTGCTTAAACCACTGACTTGCTATATGTTTTTTACCATGCTGTGCAACTTCTTCTTGTGCCCATTTACTACTTGACCAACTACCGCATATGCGACACTTAAGATTACAGATATTACCAAGTTTAAGATCTAAGAATTGCAACTTACTGCCTAGATTAGTAGTATAATCTTCTTTAACGTGCTTGAATTTTTCCAACATATATTGTCTTTTGCTTTTTTTGCCTGCATTTTCTTCTAACCAACAACGTTCACACCCCTCAGGTTTTTCACCTCTGCGAAAGCTTCTTCTTAAGTCACGCATACCTTTACTGTTGAAAGCGTCTTCCAATGTGTTCGTTGTAAGATCAACACCGGCTATTTCTTCTGTGTGCAAACAACATGGCCTGACACCACCAATTGGTGTTGTTTCCAAACTAATCCATGGAAGTATGCATTTATGCATAATTTTTTAATTCCGATAATTCTGGAAATACTGTAAAGAAGTTTTCCTCTCGATGCTTGTCCAGCTGGTCGAACTTTTTTAAAAGCTCGGGTATTAATTTGCTATTATCTGTTGCTTGCATATAGTTTATTGCACTCTTAAAACCTTGTGTAGCTCGGCTTAAACTATCCTGGGGTTCTAGCCATACAATATGCTTTTCATAAAGTTTAACAATTTCGTTTTTCATTTCTTTTGGTAATACGTCTAGTCTATAATATTCTGGATCTAGTAGAATGTTAATATTAAAATCCTGCGCTTTAATAAGTCCCCGATCTGTCCACTCTTTGTGAAAGTCTACTATATTATAACTGTTCATTATACTTAATGTAGTGCTAATAAAGAAATCAACTGTAGGACATTTTTCTAACATACGCTCTCTATTAGTAATGATTTCTTTCCAATCAAGGCCATAACGCATAAGTTCTCCGCGTTTCCAATTAGCATCTAAACTTGCTCCTACACTAACACAATCAAATTGATTCCATAAATCTAATATGTCTGTATGCTTAAACACAAGTTTTGTAAAGTTTGTATTATAATTAAGACGTACATCTGTACGACCTCTACGTAGTAATTCTTGTAGTAAATTATAGTGTTCTACCATTATTAGCGGCTCACCACCTGCAAAATAAATATTTTCGATATAATCCATGTGAGGTTGTAACTGCTCCCACATATCCATTTCATAGCGTCCGGCATAATTTACATTAGGATGACCTTGTTTTAGCCAACCCATTTTCTTTGCTTCTTTTACCCAGTTACTTGAAAAAATATCTCCGCAGGTTCTGCAACTTAAATTACATAAATTACTAAAACGGATATCATAGTACTTGAGTTCAAATCGTTCCAGTGTACCATCTTCTTTAGTTTCATCTATTATACCGATGTGATGTCCCATGTTTTTATTTTGTGCGTTTCGCATACTAAAAAATCCATTACGCTCTAGCTCGTAACATCTAGTGCATTCTCCACATGTTTTATCCTCGAGCATATTTTTACGCATTTGTTTTAATGGGTCACCGTTCCAAACTTCTTTCATTGTTTGTTTGTTAAAATTACCAATTGGCTTGTTCATAATACTTAAACAACATGGGTATGCTCGGCCATCAGGAAATGCATGTAGATGTATCCATGGAAGAATACAGAACGTGTCACTAGCTAATAATCTGTGAACTTGTTTTTCTGACAAATCCTTTACATCGACATAAACAGGCTTACGTGTCTGATAGTCATAATTTTTATAATAATTTTCTAGTTTATCTGTCATAGTGTATCATACCATTCTGCTAACTCTGGAAAAGTTTTTGAAAAGTTTTTGTTTCTACGAATATCATATTGTGTGTAAAATTGTTTAAAATCGTTGTGCAATTTAGGCATT